CAACTCTCCTTTAAAGAAGAACCAGCTGGGAAATTAAGAGTTTTTGCTATGGTTGATGTAATGACACAGTCATTACTTCGACCATTACATGATTTCTTATTTTCACTTTTTCATAAATTACCTAATGATGGTACTCATGATCAATCATCTGCTTTTAATAGAGCAATGATGAAATCAATTAAATATAATTGTTCTTATGGTTTTGATCTTAGTTCGGCAACCGATAGGTTACCGATTAAAGTTCAAGCTCATATAATTAATAATTTAACTAATTCTAATCTAGGAGATCTTTGATCTACTATTTTAGTTGAAAGAGATTATATTATAGGAGATAAAAATAAGTATGGTTTACCTGCTGGTCCCATAAGGTATGCAACTGGTCAACCTATGGGTGCACTCTCATCATGAGCGATGTTAAATTTAACACATCATCTTATGATGCAGTATTGCAGCTTTGTTCTGAAACCGAGAATTTTCAAGTGAGAGGATCGATATGAGGTATTAGGGGATGATATAGTTATTTTTGATTCTAACTTGTCATCTCAATACCTTATCTTATGTTCAGCCCTTGGCGTAGAGATCAACTTATCTAAATCAGTTGTTTCAACTAATAGAAGTGTAGTTGAGTTTGCAAAAAGGACTGGATTGAATGGATTTGACGTTAGTCCAATATCATTCAAAGAACTTATTAATAATAATTCGTTCTTCGGCAGACTTGAGTTAACGACTCGTCTGATTGATCGGCACTGAGGTAAAAGTCTTAAAAAGATTTTTACATTAGGTACTCGTATAACTGAGAACGTTTATGATAACGGTCTTTCAGTTATTGGATTACTTTCACAGTTGGTCAATTCCCGAATTATGCCGATGGGTCTATTATTATCATATTTATATGATAGTAATAAACCGTTGACATATTTCGGAAAGACTATAGATAGTCTTGATTTGAAACCTGCGTCTTCTTATTTATTTGCAGTACTTAATCACTCTATTATTGGTAGAAATTGTTTACCTTTAATTCGTAATTATGCTGTTTATACTAGGAAGATGGATCTTCTAAAAGCTGCAATTTGAGTTGATTTTATCAAAAAATTTAACAAAGTTTATGATAGGAATCACGTCATTTCAGTTTTAGAAAATAAATGTATGTTTATTGGTTATAAACCTTTCATACCTTTAGATTTCATTCTAGAAGGGCGTAAAGAGTTAATTACTCCGAACTTTTCTAACTATGATTTAGTCCGATCAGCGTACAAACAATTTCTCTGAGAGCAGATTCGTGCAGAAATAAATAAAGTTAATTTTGATATACCTTTTTTCAAGGTATCTCCTCTTAACCTTGATTTTGAACAATTATTAGATTTAAATAAGAAAATAGAGAGTATTTATAATATTCTCCATTTTGAAAAGAAAACTAATAATTCTTCTCGATCAATACCTAATCCTTTAAGGATTCTTGAATTTATTAGAAATTC